AGCATCCCCGCCGGACTGTTGCCGCAGACCGTCACCAAGATCAGGCCGACCACGTCGACCGACACCTACGGCAACACCGTCTACACGTACGGCTCCGGCGCGAGCATCGCGGCGTGGCTGCAGCAGGACGACCGCAAGGAACCACTCTCCGACGGGCGGGCCGCGCTGGAGCAAATCTGGCTGCTGGTCACCAATGAGTCCGATGTGCTCGGCCACGACCGCATCGTCTTCGGCACCACCACGTTCGAGGTCGATGGTCCACCGGAGCCGGTCTACACCCCGGCCGGATTCCACCACCTTGAGGCGACCCTGCGCGTCGTGGCCGGGTGAGGTGAGGGATGGCCAAGCTGATCCGCTACGAGTCCAGCCGCAGCGGGATGCGCGAGCTGGCCAAGTCGCGAGCCGTCGACGCGATCCTCGAAGGGCGGGCCCGATCCGTTGCGCAGGTCGCGCAGTCGGCCTACGACAGCCACCCCCCGCATCAGGGCGCTTTCCACGTCGAGGTGTTGCAGGACCAGTCCGACTCCGACCGTGCCCGTGTCGCCGTCCTGGCGCGGCATCCGGCTGCGCTGGCCTACGAGGCGGACCATCGCATCCTCGGATCGGCGATCAGCGCGGCGAGGCACTGATGGCCTACCCCGACGTCCTCGACCTCGTGCGCGATTACCTCGCCACTACTTATAGCCCGACGCCCGTGTCCACCCGGGTACCCGACCCGCGGCCCGCCACGTGGATTCAGGTGCGCGGCATCGGCGGCACCGACTTGCGCCCGGTGCGGGTACGCGAACATCTCGACATTTTCACCTGGTCCACTGGCGAGCCGGCCGCGCAGGCGCTGGCCCTGCAGGTGCGGGCGACCGTGCACGCCCTCGCTGGCACCAGCACCCTCGGCGTCGCCTGCTACCGGGTGGATGAGTTCCTGTCACCACGGCCGTTCGATGATCCGCTGACCGGCGCGTTCCGGTCCTGGGCCACGTACCAATTCGACATCCGCGCCGACGACGCGATCGCCCACTAAAGACTCCGGCCTCCGCGCGGTCGGCTGCTCCCCAACCAATCAATGCACGGAGGTAAGGAATGAGCCTGCTCTCGGGAGCCGTCAGGGTCGGGGTGACTGGCGAGCTCAGCGTGGCCCCCGTCGGGACCGCGGCACCCACGACGTCAACGTCTTCACTCAACGCCTCATTCATCGGCATGGGCTACGTCTCCGAGGACGGCGTCACCGAGTCCTATGACGAGACGATCGAGGACATCATCGCGTGGCAGAACGCGACCATTGTGCGCAGTGCCACGACACAGTCGAAGGCCACGCTGCAGATGACCCTCATCGAGTCCAAGGGCAAGGTCGCCGAGCTGTTCCACAAGACCTCGACGGTCGCCGTGGTCAGCGCCGGGCAGTGGAAGATGGACGTCAAGGCGCCCTCGGCGGACCCGCGCGCGTTCGTGCTGGACGTGATCGACGGGTCCAAGCACATCCGCATCTACGTCGCCAACGGCGAGGTCACCGAACGCGGCGAGATCGTGTACGCCAATGGCGAGCCCGTCGGCTACGACATCACCATCACGTGCTATCCCGACTCCAATAACGTCGTGCTGACCAAGTTCACCGACGACACGAACTGGGGCTATAGCTGATGGGTAGATGAAGCTGATCCTCAGTTGGGCGGCAACTGGCTGAGCTGATACGCGAACAGCATCCCGAGCACGAACACCGCGAGTATCAGCGCTGCCATGCGCGCCTTGCGCTTGATCGCGTGGCTGCGGGGCTCATCGGGCGGGTTGCCGATACGAAGGTACGAGTCTCGTTTCACGCCCCGAGGGTAAGCCCCCCAACGCCATGATCGCCCTAGTTAAAAGCCCAGCGTGTTGATCCGCTTCACTTGGGTGGGCAACGTGAACATGTCGATGAACCAGGCAACCAGCCCCCAGGCGGCGGTGAGCAGGTAGCCCAGACCTCGCCCGGTCTTGCCCAAGTAGAACTGGTGCACGCCGAAGATGCCGAAGAAGAACCACAGCGCATAGGCGACACCGACCGACTTGGCTTTGGCTCCGGTGGCTTGGGTGATCTGGACCGGCGTAGGGGTGGCCGTCATCGCACGCTCCTTGTCTCAAGGGGATATGTCGGCAAGGTAGCGCCCGGCCGCAAGACACGCCAGGACAGATCTGCGACAAGCAGCACCCGCCAGTTCGCGCCGCGCGGACGTGGGCTGGCGGGCCCACCATCCGCGCACACACGAAGGAATCCGCGCATGTCAGAAGAAGAGCAATACGACTACGACCTCGACGCGCTTGTCGTCGACGCCGAGAGCGCCCCACCGTTCCGCTTCAAATGGCGTGGCGAAGTGTGGGAAATGCCGCTGATGAACGCAATGCCCTTCCAGGATCAGATGGACCTGGAGGAGGCCACCGTCGAGCAATCCATGGGCCTGATCATGGGCGAGGAGCAGTTCGCGCGCTTCATGCTCGCAGGCACACCAGCCAAGCCGCCGATCTCTACCGGCCGCATGCGCGAACTGATCGACCAATGGCACAAGTTTCAAGGCTTGACGCCGGGGGAATCGCGGGCCTCGCGGCGTTCCTCCGGGAACACGGCGAGGCCGTCGAAGCGGACCTCGCGTTCCGGCAGATAGACCTGCGCCACCTGGGCACGCCACGCCTGTCGTGGCGGCGGCTGCGCATCCTCATCGAAGCACTCTCACTCACACCCGGCACGCTGCTGTACCGGCGCCTGTCCGGCGACGACTGGACGCTCGAGCAGCACCTGCTGGCCCTGATCGTCGACCGGCTCGCCGTGGCGAACTGGCAGCGTTCCAAGGACGGCCAGAAGGGCACCCGGCGGCCCAAGCCGATCTCGCCGCTGGCCAGGCAGGGCGGCGTCAAGTACGGCAAGACGGAACACGACCCGGACCGGGTCAAGAACATGCTGTCCGCTTACCGCTACGGAACCTTTGAGCAGCCGGAGGGCGGTGAGTAGCCATCGCCGCCGAAGTCGGGACCGCATTCGTCAGCATCCTGCCGTCGCTGAAAGGTTTCTCGTCGAGGCTGCGTTCCGAACTGCGCGGCGAGCTGACCAGCATCGACCCGATCGTCGGCGAGGCCGGCACCAGGGCCGGGCATACCTTCGGGACCAGGATGCAGGAGGCACTGTCCAGCGTCGTATCGCGGCTCGGTGTCGTACTGAAGACCGGGCTGGTCCTGGCGACCGCCGCCGCCGCGGCCGGGCTCGGCGCCCTGACGCTGTTCGGCCTCAAGGCGGCGGCGTCGCTCGAGCAGACCACCATCGGCATCGAGGCGCTGGTCGGCAGCAGCAAAGAGGCGCTGAAGTTCATCGGCGAACTGCAGCAGTTCGCCGCGAAGACCCCGTTCGAGTTCCAGGGTGTCGCCGACGCCTCCCGGCGAATCCTCGCCTTCGGCACCTCGGTCGGGATCGCCCGCGAACAGGTCATCCCCACGCTGACCGTGATCGGCGACCTGATCTCGGTGCTGGGCGGCACGCAGGAGAACATCGACTCGGTCATCCGCGCTTTCGGCCAGATGGCATCCAAGGGCAAGGTCAGCCAGGAGGAGATCCTGCAACTGGCCGAGGCGCTGCCCGGCTTCAACGTCAACGCGGCCATCGCCGCCAAGCTCGGCCTGTCCGTGGCTGACACTCTCAAGCTGATCACCGCGGGCGGCGTGGATGCGCGCACCGGGATCAACTCGATCCTGGAGGGGATGGCCAAATTCCCGGGCGCCGCCGGGGCGATGGCGAAGCAGTCCCAAACGCTGAAGGGCGTCTTCTCGACGTTCAAGGACACGATCTCTATCGGGCTTACCTCGGCGTTCCAGCCGGTCATCCCCGCGATCAAGGACGCGCTGACGCAGCTGACACCGGTGCTCGGCGACGCGATCAACCAGCTGGCGCCCAAGCTCGGCATGCTGCTGCAGGCGCTCCTGCCCCTGGTCGGCGTCCTCTCGCAGGTCACAACGCCGATCTTGGTACCGATACTCGCCGCACTTGCCAGGATAGTGCCGATCTTGGAGCCCGCCCTGCTGGCCCTCGGCGATGCGCTCGCGACGATCGTCACCGCGCTCGCGCCACTGATCGACCCGCTGGCCACCTTTGTGGCCGCGCTGGCGCAATCTCTCGCCCCGGTGATC